AACGAGATGTTCGCTGTCAGCAGCTGGCTCACTGCCATTACTCTGTTCGAGTGACAACAAACACTTTAGCAGGGCTCCTCATTGCCTAAGGGGGAAGATGGCAACTTTGGGACAGGCTCCCAAGCTCTGAGCTTCAGAACTTGGTAGTCTGGGTCATAGCGGTTCCCCTTTGGGGGTAATACGCTATGCCTTCCCAGCGCGGCTGATTCTGTCTCGACGATGGGATAGATACCACCTAGCAAAGGTGATATCTGATCGTCGAGCCAGGCTGCAGTGCTCCAGAGACCAGCAGAGTATAGCTGGTTTCGAAGAGAAACTACAGACATCAGCTCTCGTGATTGCTTCCGTCCGGTTGGAAATATACGACGTACGCGAATTGGTGTTACCCAAACGCCATCGTAGTAGTCCCCACCGCAAGACTCTCTGAACTTCCCGGTCCAGAAAGACTTGTCCTTGTTTACCCGAAGACCAAAATCTTCGAGTGCAAGGATGACGGAGCGCACATATTCTACAGGGACAATGATATCGTCCCCGTAGACGCGCACCCGGCCCATAAAGGACTGAATGTCCTTATGGGTCAACTGGCGGTTGAGCTCTCGTTCAATCCCAAGGAAGATTATGGTCAGAAAAACCATAGCTTCCATGGGAAAGCAAAGAGCTGAACCCATCGACGCGAACTTGGCCAAACGGATTACTCCATGGCCAGGTACATCAGCCTTACGGCTTCTCGTCGCATCTACGGCCTCGAAAAGAGTGCCATAATTACGAAGTAGGAGCCGAACATGCTGATTGGAAACGCGATCGGACGCCTCACTCAAGTCGAGAGTGGCGAGGTCCCCAAAGAGGGACCCTTCACATGCCATTTGCCTATTAGGCTCCTGGTATGTAAAGCCAATCAATCGAGACAGAGTATTATCCTGCTCGATTCGTCGGATCAAAACTGCGAGCACAGCCTGCTGCATATATTGCATGCAGGTTGGCTCGATAGCGATGATCCTCGGCGTTTTCAGCGTTTTAGGTACGGGAACGACCCTTACAGGTCGTTCTCTACCGGGTTCGCGAAAGTCCACACGGTCCTGAAGGTACATGTACCTCCAGTTAGGTATAGCGTATTCCGAAAATGGGAATACGCTCTCCAACCGGTCGGTCCACTCTCGCTGTTCGAACTTCCTGTTACCAAGAAGCCGCTCAGCAGTGGACCCCGGACCGTGTTTCGGAAGTACCTTACCCTCAAAGACCCAGTGGTCTTCGTCGATAAGGTTGACCTCTCCGTCGTAGATAATCTTATCTACATCAGAAAGGCACTGTCCGAATATGAGCGTTGACAGTCTTCGGAAGGCACTCACGTCTTCCTCAGACATACTCTTGTCAGCGCTACGGACTTCCAACTCACATTGAACGAAGTTGCGCATAG